CACCCCAAGCATCCCACATAATGCCACCACATCCCTCAGAATATGGCACATCTTTGCTTTTTTGATGCCTTTTAAAAGATGCCATTCTTGCAATAGTATCTCTGGATATATTTTTTTTGTCTGCTAGCTGTCTAGCCCTTGTCCACCCTACCTGAGTTCCACATGAAGATCCTTTTTCTTCTTTCCATTTTATTGCTCTCTTAGCATTATTACTAGCAGAATCAGGATAATCGTTGTATGATTCTAATTCAACCTCACTAGAGCCTTTAAAAGCCTTATAACACATTGCTACAGCTTGTTCTCTAGGATGATATTTCATCAACTGAGGTATGCATCTAATCATAAATGCAGATTGTTTCTCATTTTGTTTTCTCTTTGGTATTGGCATCTTAATATATTTTTATGTGCAATACTAAAAAAAGGAAATAAAAATTGATTTCTAAAAAATCATTAGCATTATCTTTTGGGTGTATAGAAACTCCTAGAATAAAAGAATAGCATTGTAGCGTTCTATCTATTATAGCAATTTCATATTTCATCACATTCTAAAATAAGTTACTCTGCTCCCTTTATATTTAGCCCTTAGCACATCTTTTCTATTATCTTTTTTATTCTTGTAACTCACATGTATCCATCTTGGGTTTTCATCATTTCCAAATTCCCATATGAGTTGGTCAAACTCTAATTTTTCTTTTATATACTCAAATAATTCTCCATTTGTTTTTTTTCCTAATGTAGAAATATCTATTGCTTCTCCAGACATATGACTGCTAGTCAAACTTCCTTTCAAAGCAGAATTTAATTTTGGAGATCTATAAAAAGAATTTACATTAATTGGGTGTTTGCACCATTCTCTCAATGGCTCAAATACTTCTTCTGCAACCACCACCATTTTTTTTAAAATGTCATCTGTTGGTTTATTGTCAATCTTCAACTTAGTAGCAGTTGCAGATCTAACACCCTCATTGTATGATATGTGTTTACTTATTATCTTCTTCTTTGATTTCTTCGTAGCTTCCATCTTTTAAATCTATGTTTATTTTTCCATAAGAATCTTCCAATTCCTTTTTAAGTTCCTCTTGTTTACCAACTTCATCAGCATACATATGCAATAAGCTATGCTTTTGAGTTTCTAATAATCCTAAATCATGCTTTATAGCACCTAATTTTTGTTGGAACTCTTGTAATTTTTCTAATTCTTCTTTTTTAATTTTTGACATTGTTTTTAAATTTATTGTTAATAATATTCAAATATAAAGATTATTTATTATTGGTCTGTATAATATGAAAATGTAATTCTACATTCGTGTGTTCCTGCCCCTAATTCATTTCCATAATTTCCATTATAATCAGACCCCATAAATAAACCTAATGTAGTATTATTTTCTGGAACTGAAAATAAAATTGGATTTGTATCATTTTTCATAAAAATAACAACTGCAGAATCTCTATTTAAATTATTAGCACCTCTGAATGGGAAATTTTTAATACCAACATTATCATTTACAGGTGAACCTGTTATAGTCCAATTTATTGAAATCCATACTGTAACTAAACTTCCTACTTTTGTATAAGTTCCTGTTGCTGCATTATCTGTTGTGTTTCCTTGATCTGTTGAATTTTGATAATATGCTTGAGGTGTCCAAGTTCCTTCTTCATAATCATCTAATAAATTAGCACTTCCTGTACCACCTAAATAAATTCCTTTTCCTGCTGTTTCAACTAAAATACTTCCTGTTTTAACTTCAATATCCCCTGTATCATTAATAACCATTCTTTTTGCAGGCACAGCAGTTCCATCAGAAGAAGTATGAAATTCCAATCTTCCAGGCATATCCCCTGAGCCAGGTGTTCCATCAATTGCACTACGAATATCAGCTATTCTTTTATAAGCACCTCCATCATAACCATAAAAACCAATTAAACCTACTGTTTCATTAGCTTGTACTATTGTTGGACTTGCACCTGTTCCACTTGATTTTCCTAATCCTATAAATGAGAAATTCCCTACTGCATCACTATGTGACATAATTTGAGCAGAAGCAAAAGTATCATTTTCAACATTTAAATCTCCTGTTCCATAATTAGTGTTAGAAGATGGGCTGTCTGTACCAATACAAACATCTCCTGTTGATAATATTGACATTTTTTTATCAGTCCCTGCACTACCTTTTATAAAATCTAAACCATAAGCATTTGCACCACTTACTGGGTTAGACCTTAATGTCCAAGTTGAGCCACTTGTAATATCCAATTCAGCAGCAGAAGTTCCTGCTGTATTTATTGTTCTTATTGCACCCTCTACATCTAATTTTTTAGCAGCAACTTTACCAATACCAACTCCACCTGATGAGTCAATAGTCATGCGAGTAGTAGCACTTGTGCTAAATTTTACAGCTCCTGCAAAATCATTATCAATATGAATATCTCCCACATCATCATTTCTAATTATAATACCTGCTGAATTTGCACCTGTATTTCTTAGATATGATGTTCCCTTTGTATTATCTATAAACAAATGACTTCCATTATGCTCAATAGTTGCATCTGCATCTGTTCCAAATCTCGCTTTAACTTGGTCAAGATGTGTAGTATGATCATTAAAAATAACTGCTGCAGAAAATGATGAAGTTCCTGATGACCCATCAATAGTTAATCTTGCAGTGCCATCAGTATATAAGAACATATCATCTTTAGCTCGCAAGTGCATATCACATCCTGCAACATTTCCTGTTGATAAATCTACCACACCAGCTGTACTTGCATGTTCATTTCCATATAACCTCATTCTAGCACCTCTACCATCACTATCTGCACCACCACCTGCTAGACTTAATTGTTTTGTATCTGAGCCATCAGCAGTATTCATTGAAAGAACAGTAGTGTTTGCAGTTGCTCCTGTAAATTGTATGTTTCCTGAGCTATCAACCCTCATTCTTTCTAAACCACTTGTAGCAAAAAGCATAGCATTTGAATCGTGTTTATAAGAAATACTACCAATGGTTGAGCCTGCATCTGCAGCATCATTTGAATCTGCAAATGTTAAATCGCTTGATTTAGTGTCACCTGCAGTAATTGCTAACCTTGTATGACCACTTGTTGTTCCTACTTGTAAAATATTATTGTATGCACCACTAAAAGGGTTTGGTATTGTTGAAGTCCCTATGCCTACAAAACTCGTAAAACTTGCATTTCCTGTATTTTGTGCAATTTCTAATGCTTGACCATGATTAGGAACAAAAAATGTCATACTTCCTGCAGTACTTTGAAAAGTAGTAGCTGCTTTGACAATGCCTGTTGAAGTTACACTACCTGAATTTATTGTTCCTGCAAAAGTTGCATTTTGATTATTGTCTATGGTTAAACCAACTGCTCTAGAACCTGCAGAACCTGTTTCTAATATTGTTTGGTAACCTGATAGAACTGCTCCTGCACTTGATTTATAAAATACAGCATCCCCAGTTGTAGGAGTTGAGGTGTCTGTACTACACAAAACCTGACCTGCTGTAGAAATATTTGATAAAACACTTAAAGTTCCTGTTGATAAACCAACTGTTAAAGCTGTTAGACTTGTTGTTGATATTGTGAAATCTGTACCAGATGCTTTAAGAATAGGATCAGCTCCACCTCCTGCTAAATTATTAAATTTAAGTTCAGGATTACTTTTTCCAATTTCTACATTTCCTGCAAATGTCGTTTTTTGATTAACATCTATTGTGACTGCTGTTGTGTAACTTGAGCCATTAACTAAAAATAAATTTCCACCTGCTGAAGTACCTACATATAAATCGTTACTTGAATCTAATTCAAGAGTAGTTCTTTCTGTTCCACCACTATCTTTAAACCTTATTTCTGTATTGTTGTCAATGACAAGTTTATTTGAAAAAGATGAATTGCCACCTACATTTAAATTTTGAGTTGTTGTTAATCCACCTGTAACTGTGATTGTACTTCCTGATTCTGCCATTATAGAATCTGCAATAACATTTGTAGAACTAAATTTAGCAATGTTTCCTGCTGTTCCTGTTCCATCAACTTGTGTATGGTCTAATTTTTCCCAAACATTTCCTGCTCCTGCAATAACCCAATCTCCAACTGCCCAATTTGATAATCCATTCAATGATTGAGTTCCACCAACTGAAACCACAAAATAATGACCCTGAGTTATAAAAGGAGAGTTGTCTATTGTATATGCTTGACCTGACACCATGATGTCTGCATCAAGTGTTAATTGTGTGTTACTATCAACATTTGTAACAAGAGCTGTTGCTCCTGATGCTTGATTAACAACTTGGTCACCATTTGTAACTGTGCTTGTAAAGTTTTGACCTGACTGAATTAATTTATTTGTAGCTGTTCCTGTTGTAGTTCCTGAATCTGCTTCTCCACCACCACTTTGTAAAGTAGGTGTATTTGTGTTTGCATTCCATGTTCCCATGAATCTTAATCCACCTGCCAAAGTATTGATTTGACTTTGTGCTTTTCCAAATGCCTGTAAAATAGAATCACTTGCTAATATGTTTGAAGCTGTTGGAGATGCTAAACCTGTTAGCACTTTTCCTGTAACAGAATCATTGTCTAATGTGACTGCACCAGATACATTTGAACTTCCATCAAAGCTACTTATAGTAGCAGTCGCTTGACCAGTCAGAGAGATGTCTCTAGCAGTTTGAAGTGCTGTTGCTGATGCAGAGTTCACACTAATTGAACTTGGTAAACCTATTTGTAGTTGCTGATTACTAGCTGTGGTTTCTACTTCATTTGCAGTACCAATAACACTAAATGTTTGTGTATTAAGTGCAACATCTCCTGTTCCAGAATCTCCACCAAAATCTAAATCACTTGCAGCATCTAAATCATCTACATATTTTTTTGTAGCAGCATCTTGTGCTAGAGTAGGGTCTGTTAATCCTGATAATCTTCCTGTTATTGTAACACCTGTTGATGTTGTCTCAAGTTTTTTAACATCGTTAAAGAATAAATCAACACCTGCATTTTCAGTTAAAGTTATCCACGCTTTGCCAGTTCCATAAGTTTGAAAATACATATTGTCAGATGACCTCAAATATAAATCTCCTGTACCTGATTCATCAATAAACGAATTACCATTATGATAAATTTCTAAACCATCACTAGCAGTTCCATAAATGCTTTTTACATTGTCATTATGGATAGTACTGCCTGTCATAGTTCCCCCTGCCAATGGCAAGAAAGACCCACCACTTCCTGTGATAGTTCCTGTGACTTCTAAGTTTCCTGTTACTTTTGCACCTGCTGTAACTGTCTCAAATCTTTTTGTATTATTATAATATAATTCATTTCCCTCATCTTTAAGGAATCTAGCCATTGTATCTCCTGCATCATCTAGAATATTAACCCTATTCCCTCCTCTTAAAATAAGGTTTCCTGCACCTGTTTCTTTTATATAAGAATTACTGCCATCATGGTAAATTTCTAAATCCTGACTTGCTCCAAATCTTGCCTTTGCATCATCTGCAAAATCTATATTTCCTGCAATTCCAACATTGCCACTCAATGCAGGGTTTGTTACTATTCCAATTTGTAATGTATTTCCACCAACTGAAGGTACTGTTGTCTCAATCTCATTTGCTGTTCCTAAAATGATAAATTTTTCACTATCTAAATCAACATCTCCATCAACTGTTGCATCATCCCCTCTAAAATCTAAATCTTGAGCAGTAACATGAGTTTCTACAAAATCTTTGACTGCTTTACTTGTAGGAATAGATGTGTCATTATTGTTGTTTGGTATGCCATCTGCAGAATCTACAAACTTTGTGATTACAATGTTTTCTGCTGTATCTTTTAATGAGCCAAATGCTAAAACTGAATTTACTCTAAAATCTCCTGCATTATTAACAAACAAACCTGTTGCATTTCCAGATCCATCAGTTAATTCTTTTAATGTTGCAGAAATAGCAGCATTATCAGTTGTCTTAATTAAGCCAACATAGGTATCTGATATTCGTGTGTTAAATAGTGTCGCCATCTTTTTTTGTTTTATTTTCTTCTATCTTTTTTAAAAATATTTTTAATTTCTTCAAATTTTTTTCCTTTGGTTTTGATTTCCATGTACTTCCTTTATAACTCATAAAACCCATCCATTAAATGTTGCATCCTGAGATGGATATATATCATCATTTGAATTAGATACATATTTTGGAAATTGACTTTGATTAAAAGCCATATAATCAATAAATCTTCTAGAATACCATTCAGCATTTGTTCTTGCTTTTTCAACTAAAAAATCCACCTCGTTTTTACTTACTGTTTCTGATGTTTCACTTAAATGTTTGTAAACCCCTCCATTACGAATTTGGTAAGCAGCAAATGGAATATATTCCACCTGAGCAAACCAGATTAACATTGGTTGGATGTAGTCTTGTAATAATGTTTTGTATTTAGCATTTGCAACCTGATCAATATTTGGCATTTTTTCAATCAATTCATTATATAACTCAGTTCCCATATAATTTTGTATATGTATTTCCTGTGCGATTTTTAGAAATTGAATGAATTTGTTGGTATCAACATTGCCATCAATGATGCTGTTCCTAACTAGATCTGTTCTATTTATAAATAATTGTGTCGCCATAATTTATTTCTTTGGATATGCCCCCCTGCCTGGCAATTTATCTGTTGCAATTTCACTTTGTCTTGTTCCTCTAGGATTTTTAATATAAGATCTAGGGATTGTGCCTGTTCTTTTATAATTATCTAGATTAGAACTTTCATATTTTCCACTTTTTAATCTAAACAAAACCCTCTCCCAAACATGTTGGCAATAAATACCACCTTTTAATTTAAAAATGTCGTATCTTATATTAGGTCTGTGTCTAAATTGAACATTTACAGATTCAAAATTTGATGCTCTATCAATATCCTCTATTCTCCAAACCAAACCAGATTTTCTATTTCCACTTAATCGCATCATTTCTTTGCAAAAATCTCTAGATTTTGATGTGGTACTATATCCTTTGCCATTAGCATATCTATAACGAATTTTATATAGTCCATTTTTGCTATCTAAGTAACTAAATGCTGATCCATCTCTCGTGCTCCCTACATTATCCTCACTTGCACCTTTAAGACCCACAAAATCCTTTATTTTGGACAAAGTAGATTTCTTAGGTTGAATTAAATATTCAGCATAATCCTCTGCACTTATTTCTTCATCTTTCAAAACAGCGACTTCTTCATATAATTCATCAACAGGTCTGCCTGTTATTGCTAAACTACCAACAACATTTTTTGCATCTGATTCACATAATTCTGTTGCCATTGGCACACAGTTTGGAACTTCTTTGCCATTCTTTTTCTTTGTACCAATTTGCTCATAGCCATCCCAACATGGTGCTTTTAATTCTTCATGATTCTCGCAGGGCATATAATAAGTAACACCCTCAACCTCATGCTCATGAGATCCCTCGCAACCCATTTCTTTTGCTTTTTCTTCTGCTTCTTTTTTTGTATCATATGCTTGTTTGCCATCAATCATTTTTAAATCAACAAACTCACTTAATTTAGTTTTACTCATTTTAACACAGTTAGGAACTTTTCTTCCATTTTTCATTTTCATTCCTCTCTGTTCGTAACCATCCCAACAAGGTTTTTTCAATTTTTTAATATGTTCTTTACATGGCATATACCATATAACACCCTCATATTCGTGAGTATGTATTCCATCACATCCAATATTTTTTGCCATCTCCTCAGCTTTCTCTTTTGTTGAATAAGCTAATCTATCATCAATAATCGCAAAGTCATCATCAATAGGCATTGACTTTAAATCTGTACTAAACTCATATCCTGTTTCTTCTTCAATATCTTCTCTATCCTGTAACCTAGAATCAACCTCAGTAAATTCTAATGGTTGTAATGTTGTAAAATAGAGGTTTAAGGCAATATCATTATAAGCCAATATATGATCAAAACAATCAATTAATAATTCCTGAAATGGTCTAATAACAGTATTGTCCATTAATAAACTTGCTGTCTTTATTTCATCTGCATTATTTCCTAATCCTGATTGATCCTTAATTCCTAAAAGCATAGGAGATACAATTCTGTGAGCCACCATAATTTTTTTAGTAGATTCTTCACTTAAAAACTGATATTGCTGATGAGCATCTGAAAGCTGTACAGGTGTTATATCTGCTGCTGCTTCTTTATTGTCGTTAAAAGCAAGTATAAATTTGCCCGCATTACTCGTGCCAGAAAATTTCTGTGCTATTTTTTGTTCTAATAATTGTCTTTCTTCTTGATTAGGAGTACCATTATTAAAGTTAATTAACATACTTGGTGCTAAACCATTCATAATATTATTTAAATGGTAATTTGAGATCTCCTCCTCCAATTCTGCATATTGTAAACCACCCTGATAATCCACAGGTGCATAGTAATAAAATCCTGCCTTATAAGGTTTAATATAATAAATCTCTATTGGATCTTTTGACATACCAAAAGCAGGTATTCTTTTTGGAACTTCATTTGGTTTTAACTTAGCCCAATCTTTAAAATAATAATATGCAGGGATTTCTCCATCTTCATTAGCTTTTGCTGCTCTTAATGTTTCAACTGGTATGTGTTCTAATTTAACAATCTTAGATCTGTTCTTATTATATATAACCTGAACAGAGCATTGCCCCATTAACTTTAAATCATAGCATAATTTTCTAACACAATCTTTTTTAAACAAAGAAATCATTTGTGCATATTCCTCTGGTTTTCTAGATGAATCAGTTGCATTTAATCCTTTGCCATATATCTGCTGACTAATGCCATTTATTGCAGCATTATTTGTTGGACTTCCATTATATCTGTCAATTAAAAACTGAAAATAATTATTATCAGCACCATAATCAACCCAATCCCTATTGTTTACTTCAACAATTTCTGGAGATGTATATGTGCTTAAATTAACAAAACTATATTCAGAGTTATGTCTAACAAATTGCCCTTTTTTATTTCTTTTTAAATTTTTTTTCATGATGTTACAATATACTCATTATTATAAGCAGTCGTAGTTATAAACTGACCTTTATTCATATCATAATATTTATCAACCTTTTGATCAATGGTTTCATTTGTGCAAAATATTCTGTCTTTATAAAATACATTTATAAAATCACTTGCATCATTCCATAATCTTGTATAATTCTGCCATAAACTAAAATTCTGATTCCAGAAAGCATAGTTAGAAAACAATTCTAAATCGTAAAAATGATTTACAACGAGCAGAGGATTAAAAGATTGCGACCATGTTAAATAATTTCCTGATGTACTTGCACCACTTATACTGACTTCTGTTCTAACATTAGTTGAATCATCTGTATAAGCCACCTGAAATGCACTTTCATATATTCTAGGAATAACTTTTAATGTTTGAGGTGTGTTTGTATTAAGTACAATCATACTTATATAACGAAAATAAAATGTTTATTTGTAAAAATAAAAAAAGCACCCATATAGAGTGCTTCTTTTTTAGATTAATTAGAATGAATTTCTAATTAGGTACGATTTGAGTATTTGATCCTGATACTACCCCTGCATCTACAAAATAAGGTGCAGTTTCTTCAAGACCCTCCATTACTAAGGTAAATCCTGAAAGGTCGCCTGCAGCTGCTCCAGTTACAATTGTGCCCCCAGTTACCTCCATGCCATTCTCATAGCCACAAAGGAATTGATTTCCATAGTAATCTTCTACAACAATCACAGGTCTTGCGACTGCAATAAGTTGTAATTCATTTTTTGTTAAGTTATCTAAAAATGTTAAAGTCATATTTAGAGTTTGTGTATAAAAAGTAGTTCCATTATCTCTAGAACTAGTAATAGTTGTTTCTAATGAAGAATTTCCTTTTAAATCAAATTGAAACCAAGTAGGCGATCCTGAGAAAGCTGAAATGGTTTGATCAGCATCTACAGTTGCAGTGACAGGAAAATCTGCCATATAAACTGTTTTAATGCCACCAAAAGCTGATTTGCAAGGTACTTTTCTTCCTGTTGTCAATGCACATGCCATAGTATTATTTTTTTATTTAAAAAAAAAGGTAAGTAAGTAAAATCTCACTTACCTCTTTTTCAGGTTAATTTAATTTATTAAGAATAGTAAACTAGATCCTCAGAAATGCCATACTGCACAGAAGCTGAAAATCTCATTATCATTCTCACATTTTGCGATCCATCAATGTCCTGCATGTCTATGACCTTAACTTCGTTCATATTATTTAGCAAGCCACAGCCAAAGTATAAGTTACTTCTCTGAGCAGCAAACATTTTGTTAGCTGACATACCTGGGCAAACAAAAATCTTGACACCATTCACAGTTAATGATCCATTGTTCCACCATTGAGTTCCCTGATCATTCACACCTGCAGCACCTAAGCCATTAGCAGCAAAGCCACCTAATGCTTGAACATATGCTTTAGCAGTAGCACTTGGAATGTAGATAAATAAATCTTCTTTTCCATAAAGAGCAGATGGTATTGCATCCACTACTCTGCTTAATTCTGCAATAACATTTCCAGAGTTGATTCCACCACCAACTGCAGCAAGATCCTGACCTGCAGGAATATTGCCATCAGCAGTCATTAATGTTTCAAATCCATCATATTCTCCTGCATTTGCAGCAACTCCTGTGAAAATAGTTTGTTCTGTTTTCTGAGCAACTTGATTTGCTACATGAGCAAGCATAAAGTCGCTAAATTTAGGAGGTAAAGTTCTACCCATACCATAGCCCATGCTTTGAGCTTCCCAATCATTAATAAAATCTTTCTTACATAATTGAAGGTTAACTTGTAACTCAGTTGGCTCTATAATTCTTTCTGTTAGAGTAACACTTGAGTTAGGATTAAAGTCACAGCTAGCATCTGATACTACTGCACCTGTATCCAATCTTTTAATCACTTCTTTGTAAGCAATATTTGGTTTTACTGTTAGACCTCCATCATCAATTGTGGAAGCACTTAATAAAGCTGCAGCTATATATTCACCTGCGAACTCACCTGCATAGGTTGTCGTGATGTTAGTTGCAGTTGCTAATTCAATTTTTCTATTATTCATTTTATTTAATTTTTAAATTTTAATTTATTACGCTTCAAATGCCCAAATTCCCTGAGATCCACAAATTGCCCACTCAGTAGAAGATACTGCACATAATTCAACCCAATCTCCTTTTTTAGAAGTTCCTGCTGTATTTACAATATGCTTCCCATTTGCTCCTGCACCATTACTCGCTGCTGAAACTACTGAATCAGCCAAAGTGAATGATCCAATGATTTTATTATTTGCATGAGGGTCTAGTGTTAAACCATGAGTTCCCCCTGTTCCTAAATTTCTAAATCTATAAGTTAGACCTACATAATTAGAATTTAATTCAGGTAATGTGTGAGTATGTGACCCACCACTTGAATTTTGATCTGCACCTGCATCTGATACTGAAATGGCTTTATTGCCAACTAGAGAATCTTGAACAGGTCTGTTTCTGTTTACATCATTTGATGAATATTTAAATGTGCTCATTTTTATTTATTTATTTTGTTATTTAATTTATTTAAAACTCTATCTAAAGTTGTTTTATATTGTCCTTTAGCGAAAACTTTTTGTTTAATTTCTCCAAAAGATGCTTCAGGGCTATGTTTGATTGGCTCTACAGCAGCTTCAGATAATTCTTCCTTAGAAAATTCTTCTTTAATTGTTCTGGATTTAGGTTGTCTATTAACTTCATTCTCCATTTCAACTTCTTCTTCTTCTTCCATTTTAGATTCCTTATCTTTTTTAAGATCTGAAATAGCATCTTCAAGATTTTTAATTCTTATTTCCATGCCTTTCCAATCAGCAACATCAGCTTCCTCATCCATTTTTTCTTCTTCTTTCTTTTCTTCTAAATCTTCTGTTTCTTCTTTCTTGTAACCATCCTCATCTTTTTCTTTTCCTGCATCTTCTTTTTGTGGTACATCATCAGATGGTTGTCTCATATCAGCAATCATGCCTTCTTCTTCAACAACTAATAATCTACCATCTTCTAAAATATACTCGCCCACAGGCATAGCAACTTTTTCATCATCTGTTTTAATAAATATCTCTTTTCCTTTTTCAAAAGAGTCAGCTTCTACAAGTGTGCCATTTTCTAACTT